AAAGCCACACTTTCAACAAGTCCGCTTGAGTTAATTCGTGTTGCCGTAGTCGCACGAGTTGCCGTGAAATCTCCGTTCCCATTCGACGGAATCACGGAATATAACTTCGATGCTTTGACCGCGTTAGGTGTTAGTAAAAGGGAAGCGTTATCAAGTAGACTCATTGTATTGCGTTAAGTGCGTTAAGTTGTGCTTCAAGACAAGCAGATGCTTCGAATACTCCGCTATCTACGGAAACACGAGTTGTAAAATTAGTGACAATAGAAGGCACAGGACTACCGACAATATCAGTTAATCCCGCCCAAGATACCTCGTGAGAATCTCCCCACGAAATAGAATTGTTGACTGCACCTTGACCCCATCCGATAGAGTTGTTAGATGCTCCGTCTCCCCATCCGTTGCTATTTGCCATCTTTGTTTAATTTAGTTAAGAAAACTCTGAGCTTCTCAATGTTCTCCTGCTTTGGTTTGTAATTTCCTACCTTAGTTCGTGTTTTCATATATACCAGCTTGTATAGTTGTTCATGCGATCAGGATACATATCGTCGTTTGAGTTTGTATTATACTCCGAAAACAAGTTATTGTTGAAACACATATAATTGATAAAACGTTCCGTGTAATGCTGGGCAATTGATCTTTCCTTTTCAATCAAGAAATCAATCTCATTTTTATCTACGTTTTCGCTATTCTCAGACGAATGTTTATAGACGCCTTTGTTAGCTATTGTATAGGCCGCAAAAGGCAGGTATTCAACCATTGCCCAGTGGATCAACATCGGCTTGACGTATGTCGTTACCAAGCTTAGGTAATTACCGGCCAAAGTTCCGGCTATTATATCAGCTTCGATCTTCTCCAAAAGTTTAGTTCCTAAATAGTTTTGTATATGGATATCCTGAGCAATCTTGATAAACTGCACAAATTTGTCCGTATCTACGTTTCCATTTGTAGCGGTGAACTTTACCAGATCAGCGTCTGTAATTAATAGTGCCTGTGCCATTATTTTGCGTCTTTTGGTAAGTTAGGATTTTTAGGAGAAAAGCCTTTCAACGGCAAGTTATTAGGATAAATAGATACCTCATAAGGATTAGTTACCTTGTATCCTTTAATCTCTGCTGCTCGGGTACCTACTTTCTCAAACTTGCGATCTTTTCCCTTTAGGTTTCTCATGAAAGTAACGCGCTCCCATTTATGGTGACATCGCGGGCCGCCTTTGTACTTAAAAATGTCGTATGTTGCAGCTCCGTTTTCACCAAAACCCGGATTAACTGCTCGTAAACTCATAGCGTCAATATCTTCTTTGCGAAATAAGCGGTCTTGTTTGGCCATCATTGCCTTGCAAAATGCTCTATCCGGAGCAGAATTACCTGTATATCTGTAGCGAACTTTAAAAAACTTCAAAGAATCTACGCGCTGAACTTCCTTGTCTTGCTCTGATCTTGCAGATCCGTTAGCTGATCCTGCAGAAACAAACTTATAAAGACGGCTTAAAAGGCTCTCTGGCTGCATTTCTGCTTCTACTTGATATAATACCTTATCTAGCTCTGTTTCATCGTCTGTAGCCTCGCGAGAATCAACCTCAACCCACTCTTCTGATAAGTTAGCCTGATCAACTTGAGCTAATATTTCTTCGAGGTCTACATTTTGCGCGCTTAATTCCGTGCCGGTTTCTTCTTGCACCTGCTCTTCTGTCATTGCGTTTTCAAGATCAGTAAACTCTAACGGTTGTAAAGTCTTAAAGAAAAGACGAACTGAAAGCCCATTAAAATGTAGGATAGTTTCAAAAGCAGTAATTAACTCATCTTGTATAGGTCTAATTACCATGTTATCAAATAAGATCGCCGAGTTTTTAAGCTCATCAGCATTACTTGAAAAACCATTAGTAGAAGCAACTCCAAACAATAAAGGCGAGGTAACGTTATGGCCCAGCATAATCTTGCGCATGCACTCTTCAGAAAGGTATTCATAATGCTTAGGCGCGTCATTCAATGCAACTGGATCAATCGTTGTACGCATCTCCGCGTTTTCGTTAAAAGACGTTAGCACCTTTTTACCTTTGGATCCTGTTAACTGAGCTTTGACTTTGGTATCAATGATATTCATTTGCTCCTCAGTCGGTACGCCGTTGTTAAAGTTGACGATCATCGTCGGGCTAAAGCCGTTCTGAACGTCATTAATTAAGAACTCGCTTATTTCTTGCTCGAGTAGTGCATAGGGAAGCGAACCCTGATAGTCCGGATACGCATAGTATTTCATGCCTACTGTGTAGGGCTTGGAATAAAGAATTTCAATCACTTCATTCTTGCCGCCAAAACCGAAAGCCGGATAACGTTTAGGCTCAAACTTGCGCGTATCCGTCCAATCATCAGAATAATAATAGCCCTCTACTTCTCCGTCTTTGTTGCACTTTTCTGCTCTGAGGAGGTTGACAGGCATGTGGTATGCGCGGAGTACCTTTGACTTGCTTGCGTTATAGTGTACTTGTAAGGCGAATTGCCCCAATAGCTTGCGGTCCATAACGATCTTGCGGATGCAATCGTCATGAAATAAGGTTTTGACTTGCGCGTATTCATTTGGTTTTCTATCTGCGTTTAAAACTCCTAATCCGCGGCCATAAATCAAACGTGTTACGTTATTGATAATTGCGGCGTTGGTTGTACTGTGATTGTATCTGTCAATTAAAAATTGGAAGTAATTATTTTCCCCTCCAAATTCCACCCAGTTATCGCGCTTGCTCTCCGTGATTACAGGAGCTTCGTACTGGCTTAAATTGACAAATTGTATGTTACTGCTCATATTACGATAAATTCGTTGTTAGATACGTTCTCCGTATACTGATTGTAATTAACGCTAAAGTTAGTCAAAGGCGAATCTGTGCAGTATACCTTATCGCGGTACAAAACATTAGATCCGTTTTTTAATACCAACGTATAGCTCCGGCCTTCAACTAAATCAAAGGTTGCCGTAATGGAATGTTTATAATCTCCAGCAACGCTTGATGTAATGGCTACGCTTGTAGTTTTGTTTTCCATCTCATCCGTTATCTGCATCGTATTATATCCTCCTGATCTGGGGATAAAATTAAATGTCTGCGCTGAGTTTGATGTCGTTAATACAATCATACCTTCATAACTTAATACCTTCAATTTTGTTGCAGTTCAGAATTTATACCTGAACAGGTACGGATATATAAAAAACGGAAAAATTCATGCGCTATCGGGTGTAATTTTGGTAACAAATACAGGCATAAAAATGTTACGAAAACAAAAAAGGCCACCCGTAAGAGCAGCCTTTTTATAGTAGTAGTTAATTCTAGTTGGTATCAATAGTTGCAGAACCAAATACAGTTGCCAATGCAGCGTCTGTAGCCGGAGATACATCAATGAAATTGGCGAGGAGCTTCTCTTGCCCGACCATGGTAAAAGTGTAACCGTTCAGGTCACCCATAGCAGTGCCATTTGATACGTTGGCAGTAGTTACTTCCATACCATGCTCCAAACCTGCAAAGAAGTAAGATCCGTTGCGAGATTTGATTACAACATGCGGACGGCCATAAGCCAACATCTTAGCGATTTGGTGTGTAGTAATATCTTGGTTTTTCAAAGTGAAAGTCAAGGTTTGCTCAACGAATGTAGTTCCGTTTTCGCGGCTTGAGTTTACAACCTGATCAAAAGAGTTTGTACCTTTCAATTCAAATTTGTACAATGTAGAAACGCCGGCAACGGCATCAATAACATCTAAGTTTGTACCATCGTAAGTGATACCTGTGTAATCGCCGAAGTTTACGAAATAGATAGCATCAATGCCACCTACTGCCGTTTTACATACCTCAAGACGACCATTAGCTAAATCGCAGCTCATAAGATTTTTATTTTAAAAGTTATAAAAAAGGGAGGAGCGTATACCCCTCCCCGATTATTTTAAGTTAGCTAAGATTAGTTAGCAGAGTTTACGATTCCGTAAGTAACCATATCCGAAGCAAAGCCGTATTTAGCATCTGCGGTGAATCTGAGAATTACGCGGACGTTCTGAGATCCGTCAATGTCGCTCATGTCTAGCACTTTAACTTCGTTCATGTCATTCAACAAACCGGTTGCAAAGTGAAGGTTTGAAGATGGAGTAGCGATAGCCGTGTTTGCAGCCATACCGTTAGCCATAAATACAGGAATACCATCGTAGAATACATCGCCCAAAACTTGGTTTGTACCTTTGTTATCGTAACCGTTAGCACCAAGACCAGAAGCACCAAAACCGCCCAAAGCGCGTACATATGCTTTGTAAATGTTTTGAGAAACGTACAATTTAAGATCTGGATGACCATAAAGGCGCGCCGGAATTGCATCGACCAATTTTCCAAGCTCTGTGATAACGTTAGCAGCAGTTACAGTTGTACCAGTTACTTCTTGAGCAGCAGGAAGAAGTGCATCTGCAGCAATCTGCGTAGAGATACCATCGAATTGACCTGCAGTTGCGTTAACGCCTGTCCAGATAGTAGTTTCCATTGCAGAAGATACTTTCTCGGAAACGTGTCCGATCAAGAAATCAACGAAAGATTTAGGCATTACATCGAATGCAGAAAAGCCCATCTCAGCCGCCTGCCACGTACTGTGGAAAGTTTTTTTACACAATTCAAGGTTTACTTGAAACTCCTCCGGCTGGAGAATACGCTCAGTAAGGGTAACCGTAGAAGTAGCGTCAAAATCGCACGTCGCATTTTTGATGATATCATCTGTTGCTACGCGTTGAATTACCTCCTTGAATTTGACATTAGGGTGAATAGTGAACCCGCCTTTTTCTAAGGTAGGAGCAGATAACAATGCAGCAGCGATATACTTTCCGCTAAACTCGCCGGCATATGTTGTAGTAATTGAAGTGGTAGTAGCCATTTCTTAAATTTTAATTTAGTTAATATTATTTGTTTAATTTTTCAAAAATGCGATCCATCGTTGACTTGCTTTTCTTAGAAGCAAATTTGAATATCTCAACAGGTTGAGCGTTCTCAGGATTATGCAATATTGGTTTTGGCTCGGCATCTGCAGCAGCTAACTCAACCGGAGCTTCTTCTTTCGCTTCCTCAGTTGATGCAGTTTTCAATGCAGCCAATTCTGTTTTCAATGCTTCGTTTTCTGCAGCAAGTTCTTCCATCTTAGAAAAGAATGTTTCTTTGATAATAGATTCTACTGTTTTCTTTACCGGTACCTCTGCAGCCATTTCCTCCTCAACTGAAGCAGCTTCTGGTTGTTCGATTTCAACCTCTACTTCAGGAGCTTCTTCTTCTGCTTCTTTGATCTCAGCAATCATGCCTTCTTCAGTAACTACCAAAATGCGCATGTCTTCCAATTCGTATTCTCCAACTGGCACAGGAATTTTTTGCTCGTCTTCAGTTACAATAAAAACTTCATTGCCGGCTTCAAATACGTCTGCTTCCAAAACAGAAACGCCGTCCGTTAATTTCATTTGCTCGAGTTTTACTTCCATTCCGAGTAACGCGCGAACTTTGTTTAAAATTTTGTTTTCGTTCATTTTTTTCCTTTTATACGTCTTTAACTATACTTGTTTTAATTTGTTGCGCTTTTATCCTACGATAGTTCTTGGCGCATTAGTATTGTTAACTATCTGCGTTCCGCTTTGAACTAAAGATCCGATGCCTTGGTTTTGCAAATCGCCATTGCAGCAATCTTTTGAGTAGGTTCCGTCTTTACATAAGCATCCGCGTTTTCCTCCGCGTGGGCTTGATTTACTTGGTGTTGCTTTCATATTACTTAAGTAGGTTTTTAAGTTGGTTAATAATTTCATTTTTCGCGTTTTGTTGAATTGACATTTCGTATTTATCTGCAAAGTAACCTTCAATAGAAAAGCCTTTCACTTCTCCGGACTTTACCTTTTTCCAGATGTCGTCATTGTTTACCTTCATGCTGATCATCCACGTTCCCTTTGGCAAATCAAAGCCATATAAACGGGATTTATCCGATTTAGGATCGTCAATTATCCAACTTTCAACAACTGACATTCCTTCAATATCTTTGGCATGCTCCAACGTTGCATTGTTTTGGTTTGATCTCATTAGGAATAACTCAGATGCCTTGCGTACTGTATCCTCAGAAAAGAATATTTCCCATTCGCGTTTTGTCTTGTCGTCATTGCGATAAATCTTTTTATTAGGCGTCAAAGCTGGGCCCATCAAAATACGCTTTTCCTGATCAACCTCTTTGAGTTGTACCTGCTGCTTTTTTAAAGCAATAAAGTTCTCCTCAATCGCAGGATTTTCAACCACGCTTACCGCATCAATGCCGTGATGAGGATTCTTTTCGTCTATAATTAGTTCGATTAATTCCATACTGCGTAAACTTAAAATTGGTTATAATGTTGCATTTTTGATTCTGTTGCGATCCAACGCCTGCGCAGAAGTTACCTCTCCGGAAACCACATAAGCCTGCATTGGTGTTTGCTGAATTTGCGCAAGTTGGTTCATACCAGAGTTACCTACGACATTAAAGTTTGGCGCCATTGTTCCGCCTCCGATGCCGCCTCCGCCGCCTCCGCCAATTCCTGCAACAGGAGGAGGAGATCCGCCACCTAAGGCTTTTAACGCTTTTCCTGTTGCTACAAGGTTCGCTGCAATTCCTAATCCTGTACTAATATTATTTACTGCAATTGTAGGCGCAGCAGATACACCGCCAGTTGCAATAGCTAAAGGCGTTGCTAACGCTCCTAAGTTTGCAGTTTTATTAGATATAATCATTTTAGCAATACCTAATGCGCTTTCAGCAATAATAGATGCCTTTTGTACGCCTTTGGATTTTTCAAATAAACTTTTAATAATTGCAATTCCTTGCAGAGCAAAATCAATGTTTTGTTGCTGTATAGCTTCTTTAGCTTTTTGCTCTTCATAAGCTTGAGTTATTCTATCAGCAGATCCTTGAATGGCAGCATCAGTTAAATCCTGCTGCAATTGTATTTCGCCATCAATCATCTCTTGATTATGCGCTTGCATTTGAGCGATTTCTAAGGCATCTCTTGCAGCCATGTCGCTATACAACTGCTCATCAATCTCATTAATATCATAAGCAGCAGCATCAAAAGCATCAACATCGTATACAACCGAAGCGGATTGAACTACTTTTTCTGATCCGCCTTTGACTACGCTTGGAGCTGGTTTGTTTATGTTGTTAATTTCTAACTGGAAACCGGCAGCTTGATTTTTTAAAATAGTTAATTTATCCTTAGTTTCTTGAATAGTTTTATCAGCTTCTGTTGCCGTTTCTACAGGATCAAAGAAATATTTAGCAGCAGATTTAGCAGCGCTGCTTGTGAATTTTGTAATCTCTTCATTAATATTGAATGCAGTAATTTTGCCAAATCCTAAAACTTCAGCAACCTTATTTGCGCCCATAATGGCAAGGTCAATTGGAGCGGATAGGTAACGTAATACAAGAGCAGCAGATTCTAAACCGATTCTAAATACCAATTTTAAGTAATCCTGATTTCTTTTTGTAGCAGCAACCTCTGCTTTTTTGGTCGCTTCTTGTTGCGCTAATTGCGCTTCTGTTGCTTTTATTACTGCTTGAATCTGCGTGAGCTTCATTTCAGTAATCTGCTTTTCCGTCTTTCCTTGCAGCCTTAAAATGTTTTCTTGCCCAGAAATAGAATCGAATTTCTTTTGCTGCATGTCAACATTTGCTTGCGATTTCATGTTAAGCTTTTCCTGCTCTTCTGAAACACCGCTTACTGCTCCTTTGATGTCATCCCAATACGCTGCCAGCGCCCCTAAGGCCACAACAAGTAAACCAATACCTGTAGAACCAATAGCTGCTTTTAAAGCAGTTCCAAAAGCTCTTATAGCTGGTATGGCTTCTCTAAATCCCTTAACGCCATCCGCAATAGCCATTGCCGACTGTACTTTAAGCAATTGCTTTTCTATATCTTCAGATTCTACTCCAAAAGCCCCCATCGCGCCCTGAGCAATTGAGAATCCGGATGTAACGCCACCTAACGCGCCGCCTAACTTACTTGAGAAAGTAGAAGCAGCCGCATCAACTGCCATATCCGTTTGGATCTGCACTTTTCGGTAGTCGCCTACAGTTTTTAATAGATCTTTATACTCTTGCGTTGCAGTTTGCCCTGCGTTAGCTAGCTCATACAACCTATCTTCCGCTTCGCCCATTCGAGTAGTAAGCGGTTGAAGTTCCTCGCCGTACCTTTCTGCAAATGTTGCCGCGTTATCAAATTCCTGCGCAACTTCCTTAGTAGAATTGGCAAGATCATCCATGGCTTTTGTAGCCTGTTTAGTATCTACGTCAATTTTTATAGTTTTAACCTCTGCCATTTCTTAAATTGATTAGTTCGCGTTTTGCTTGTTTGATTGTCTTTCTGAAAGACGAATGCAGTTTATATTTTCCCTTTGCTATTTCTACATTTTCGCTGATGCCGTAGTGATCAGCAAACTGGAGCATTTTTATTATCTGTTGTATCATTGGTATATGTTAAAAAATTCTTCGGTGAATGTTCCGTCCGTGTTTGCGTAGGTGATGCGAATTGTGTACACCGTGCCAGCATCGCCTGCAGGAATGCCGATTTGAATAATCTGCGAGCTTTCTACAGGATTCACCGAGAAAGTAATATCAGGAGTGTCACTTGCTAAATCCGCTTGATACGCTCCGTTTGGTAAGTTCACGGGGTAGTTAACGTCACCGCCTGCCGTTGCTATTTTCGGAATCGGAATTGTCGAGTTTTTGATAGGCCTGAAATCCATTATCAACTGAAAGTCTACGTCTCCCGTGTTTAGGTTGCTCTTCATTTCGTTTATGATGTATCGTTTGTCTCGTATGATCAGCCTGTCGTTCAGTTGTAAATTTGTGATTAGGCTTGTAGGTAGGTTCGTCTTTACGTTGACCAATCGCTGCTTCAAATTGTAAAGGTTGTACAGGTAGCTAAAATAGTATTGACTAAACTGCGTGTTTTGTACCGGTGTGTTTAAAAGCGTTGACGTTTCAGGAGCAAAGTTTAGCGTGATGTCAGAGCTATTGAATGACAGGTCTTGACCGAATGGTGTGTAGTCCACAATTGTAGAATGTCCACCGCCATCATTGACAAACTTGATATCCGTAGTTTGATTGTCGTACTGATAGAGAAGCACAGGCTTTGGTACATACGGACTAAACTCTCCGTTTAAAGAATATCCAAGTTGAAGGTCTTGCGTTCCGTTGTATTTGGTTTGTAGCAGATTCTCGAAAGGTACTTCAATAGTGAACTCACCTCCGTCATAGTTGTACTGGTATGTCGTGTCTCCGTAGTTGCGGTTGTATGTCTGCGAGAAGTTCTTGTTAAGGAAGCATTCGGAATCCGCAAATTTAAACTGAATCTTTTTATAAAGCGGCATCCTCTCCATCTCAATAGAAGTGACGTCCGTGTATTGCGAGATGTCCACAACTGCACCTTTGGAATACCAATCGTCTAACGGCTCAACCCAATACTCGCCATCCTTGATAGAGTAAATGGTCATATTGAACATAAGCATAATTCCCTTGAGGAAATCGGCTACCTTGATTGCAGGAGCGTTGGCAGAAAGGTCTATTTGTAAAGCCATTGCCAAAGACGAATAAGTTACGGTAAGATAGTCCGTGTTTACCGAGCCTGTTGTAACATAGTCAACTTCATAAACCAAGTTTGATGCTATCGTGTTAGTTCCTGCCGTGCGGATTTTAATCGTGTACAAAGCATCTAAACCTACAACTTGAGTAAG